GAAAGGCTTAAAAATCATGTCAAACATTAAAAAACTAGCTAAAGCATTAAATAGCATTGATGAGATTCAAAGGTTTAAATTAATCACGATAAGCGATCAAAGTATTAATGATCAAGCTTTATACGATGATGAGCTAGCGGATTATAACAATATGTTAGCAAGCAAGCATGGTGATTTTGCTTCAATCAATAGGGAAGAGTCATAATTATGAATGATCTATTAAAAAACGTTTTTATATTCTTACTTATGCTAGTAAACTTTTATTTATTCTTAATTTTAATTTTAGGGGCTTAATTATGCTTAATTCTAATGATCTTAAAAAGGGTACTCAAATAATCTTAAAAAGCGGCTTTGGTGCTGTCTTATATGATAATAAAAAGGGCAATATCCGCCTTGCGGAAGTCGACGGCATATTTAAAGAGATCGGATCAATTTATGCCCATGATATCGATCAAGCTTTTATCAACGGCAATTGGCATCCAGTGACTCATACCAAAAAGCAAAAAGAATTAAATACTTTAATTAATGCTATTTTATAAAGGGGCTAAAAATGAATCATCAAATAATTACACCTATTCACTATTATATCGATATTAATAAAAATCAAATATTTGATATTGAAGAGATTGAGCGTTTATTTTACGATCAATTAAATGAATTAAAAGAATTAAACATTATTAATTTATCTAAAGGGGCTTAAAATGATTAATGAAAATTTTGATAGCGGTTACAATGCGGGCTTAAATGCTTTAGAAGCTTTAGCCTTAATAAACGAAAATCCGAACCATGAAATATTAGCGGGTTTATTATCATCAATAATGAATTGTATTTACTATTATGCACCTTCCGAAAAGGCTGCTAGCGATCTAGTAAAATTTGCCGTTGATTTTGCAATTGATGAAAATGCAAAAATAGGCATGAATTTACCGAAAGGGGCTTAATTATGTATATTATCGATTTTAGGGAAAAGAAAATAGCCCGCTTTGATAATCAAGGCTTAATGCTGTTTATGAATGATCTATTCAAATATCGTGACAGCGGCTTAATTAATCAACGTTACTTTTTATGTAATACAAAAAAACTAGCTAATGAAATAATAAAAAAAGCTTTAGGCGGCAAGCCTATTTAAATATATCTTAAAGCCTTTAATCGCTTGAAGGCTTTAGGGCTATATTTTAGCCTTTATACAATTACAATTCTAAAAAAGGGTTATTCTATGAAATTATTATCTATTAATCAGGATTCAAAAACTATAAAGGGGCTTCAAAAAGGTTACTTAACGGGAATCATGTACCTTGCCCCGCATACTTTAGGCGGTAAAAATATTTGTCCATTCGCTAAAGCTGCTGGATGTATTGAAGCATGTTTAAACACGGCAGGCAGGGGCATTTTTAACAATGTACAAAAAGCCCGCTTGAATCGTACAGCATTATTCCATAATGATATTAATGCTTTTATGCATAAATTAGCCGTTGAAATTGAAGCTTTAGAAAAGACAGCTATTAAAAATGGTTTAATCCCTGTAATAAGGCTTAACGGCTTAAGCGATATTAATTGGGAAGATATCCGCTTTAATTATGAATTTATTCACAATAAAATAAGATCAGTCACAATTTTTGAATTATTTCCCGATATTCAATTTTATGACTATACCAAAAATCCAAATAGGGATCAATTGCCTAAAAACTATGATCTTACTTTTTCATATTCTAATAAACCAGAATTTCAAAAATTCAATGAGATAGCAATTAAAAAGAAAATGAGATTGGCGGCTGTCTTTTCCGATCAAAACTTGCCCGCCTATTTTATGGGCTTGCCAGTATTAAATGGCGATGAATCGGACTTAACATTTTTAGCCCCTAAAAATAGTATTTTAGGCTTATATGCTAAAGGGAAAGCAAAAAAGGATACAGGCGGCTTTATTATAAAAACGATCCCTATTTTAGCTATTTAATACCATTTAAACCGATTTTAAGGGGCTTTTTAGCCCCTTTTATCTTTTCTTAAGGGCTTATATCATGAATTAATTATTTAAAGCTTTAAAGCCTATCTACAGGGCTTATTTTTTTATTATATTTACTTATAAGGGTTATTGCTATGCGAAAAGCCTATGAATGATCTATTTTTTAAAAAGCTTAAGCGGTTTAAGGGGCTAGCTATGCCCAAAATCTTAAATGAGAATGATTCTCATTCGCAATAGCACATGAGTGAAAAAACCATACGGCAAACTTTTTAATGAAATTTATTTTAGAAATTGGATTTAATACCTAATTTTTCCAGATTCTAATGAAAACTTTTGAAATTACTTTTTCTTCTTTTTACTCATGCCTGCTTCTGATAAAGCAATTGCAATGCCTTGCTTTGTATTCTTTACAATATTGCCTGAACTAGATTTTAAACTGCCACGTTTGAATTCACCCATAACTTTAGCTACTTTAGCTAACTTACCTTTTTTTGTTGTTGGTTTCTTCATATTTTATCCAAAAAAAAAGCTCTTTATTTACAAGAGCTTAAATGTGCTACGGAGAGTATGGGCGAGACTATCCCAACAGGCGAATTATATCATAACTAAATGCTTGTGTCAAGCGACTATACGCCTAGAAGCCATAGATAGCATGTTGTCAAAGGCAAGCCCTAATTGGTATTCATAGTCATCGTATTTAGATGTCTTTAAGTATCTAGCGTATACTGCATCTTTTTGATGTTTGGGCAGGCTGCTTATAATTGCATCAATTGTTCTGACATTGGTTATATCCATCTCTGACACCATGTCTTCAAAAGCATCGCTAGTAGACTCACCACCGCTAATCATACCCAAAGACTTGCTTGGATAGCCTAGCTTTGTGCTTGGTGCGTGCATCCATCTAGCCCAATCATCTAAAATCTGTTTAAGCCTATCTATGTGCATTAGCTTCCTCTTCAGTGTGAATATAAATGCCTTTGATCCTGTCGCTAAAGTCTGGCATAGGGTGAAATATGTTTTGTAATAAATTAACTTTAGGTTTAAAGTATCTGTATATTTTCTTTTGTCCCTGTTGTTCACGTTCTGTCGAATTTAACATACCTAAATTTTTCATGTTTAATACAATGTATTGGATCTTTCTGTGCTCCATACCAATTTCTTCAGATAACTCTGCAATGGTTAAAGATTTATCACCTAACGCATCTAAAATTAAATTACGCATTTTTTCTATATGAACTAAACGACCTTTAACGTTATATTCTCTAACTTTAGCTTCCATATTTTTCCTTATGATACATCCATTACTTTACATTCCCACTTCCTGCCAATCTTGACCCACCCATGAATATGTATTTTCATACCACTCTTACGAACCGTTCCCACATACTCACTATCCGCAATCTTATGAGCCCTTGCTGACATGTTGCTAGCAGAGGTAGTTTGAACTGCAAGTATTTCACCCTCTTTGATAGCAAGTAAATCTATAAACCCAAACATATCCTGTCTTATTTTTGCAAAAGCGTTCCATCGTTCTGTAATAGCTACAAGGTATCCATCTGCTCTTAACTTCTTAAGGCTTAACTGCGTTGGGCTTGTCGCCATCAAATTGACTTTCGTTAGGTTTAGATATGCCATCTATAAAACGTTTTTCTACTTCACCTGTAGACTTGTTTAATTCGTATTCGTAATTTTTTTTAAATATTTTATTCCAGTTGTCTTCTGCTTCTTGTTCAGAAATTAACAATGGTCTTCTTCCAGAGCCTTTACCCATTACTTATCCTTTCGCATACTTTAGTCATCCATACAATTAAATCATCTGGTGTATATTCACGTTGATATTGTGTGCAGCGTTTTGTTCCTTTTACATTTCCACATATTGACCTATCTGTAGATGATAAATTTTTAGGTGGAATTGGAGGTAAGTTAGATTTATCTATTCCACAAATGTAAAGTTTAGTATTTTTATGTGCCACATGACCAAAGTCAAACTGGTCAATCTCAACAGTAAATCCACCAAACTCATCTACTTCATCACCCAATGGTAATGGTGCTTCCTTCCACAGTCGACTGCCAGCAGGATGTTCCAATATGCCACCATTAAGCCTTACTTGTGCTAATGCTAAATAAGCTAATTGTTTTTCATCTGGTCTTGGATTAGCCATATGAGATAGCATACCCCAAGCTCTACATGGTGGATGTGCTATTACAGGATAGCTTTTACAATAGTTTCTAGCGTCTCTGTGAATGTCATATACATCATAACCTTCAAGGTCTTTATAACGACTATCGTCTCGTGCAAATAATACCGCTATCATTTTACGTTTAAAATTTCTTTTTCAAATAACCAACCCACAGTTTTACGATGAGCAGACTCCCATGCTTCAATACGTTCTGCTCTGTCTAACTCTTTGTTATTGTCTATCATATCATGACATTGATAGCAAAGACTAGCGATTCTGTAGTCATGAGCCTTGATACCTGTGCCTTTACCATCACGCTGTTGATTAGAATGACCTGCACAAACTGTTCCGTCTTGTCTGCCACACATAGCACAAGGAAACTCACGAACCGCTTCTAACAATTTCTTGCTACGATAATTCATAAAAATACTTAATGAGTTTAGCAACACCACCAATAAACCATACAATGCAAAATATAACTATGCCATCGATAATTGGCTGTCTCATAATTCCCAACTCCAACCAAGAGTAGAAGCCCAACGTTCACAGTTTTCTTGATACTCTGTCATTTCTTTTGTAGTGAGTTTTGTTGTTGACTTAACCAACTCCACAGGATTGCCAGCTATCTCTGTTTGGTAGCGAAGAAACTTATAGCCTAACAACTCATGAACTGTGCTAGGATCTTCACCAATGTAATTAGCAATTGACCCATATAGCGACCACAGCCTTTCATTCTGTTCAAGTGACCTTACAACTTTTTCTTCACTAATATTCACACGCCACCTTTTAGTTAAATCAAGAGC